GTTTTTAATTTTAACGTCCAAGCGCACATTCAGAGCGCTGAGCTGTAAGAGGTCGTCGTTGCCGCTACTCGTGAAGTCGTACTTTATCCTGACGTAACGGAAATTAGTAGCATATACGGATTCTTGGTTGGCATAGTCTGTCCACGCGCCGCCCGCCGTTGTTTTTACGCTAAGCGTTGGCGTTACCGTCATGGTGCCGGTAATGGTTTGGCGTGTAAGTGTTGCGGTAATTTTTGTTCCGGCTAGGACTGTACCGTAATCGAACTCTTCGGAGTAGCTGCCGGTTGTAGTGGAGGGTAATGCGTATATGGCATAGCCTGCATTTACTTGATCTTGCAGGGTCGTCCAGCTTCTTGTCGTGAAGTGGCTCTGCCATGTTTCAGCGGTGTCTACTGCAGCGAGTAAGCCGGTGCCGTTCGCGGCAAGATTAGTGCGTGTGCCGGTAAAGGTACTGTCGATGTTGGAGCGCAGTATGTAGTCGGGAGGTTGATTAACTACGGCGGATACGCTCGCTGGTGTACCGACGTTTCCGGCAGTATCTACCCCGGCCAGCCAGTAGGTGTAAGTGCCTGAGACCGTTTCAAACACCACGGTAAACAGGCCCTGTTTTGTGCCGATTACGGTGGCGCTTGCCCAAGTCGCACCTTTGCGAAGCTCGTAGTAGGCAATGGGTAGTGTTTGTGTAGTGTCGTTCCAGCGCAGCAAGACGTTGTTATCAATTACCTGCTGACTAGGTGATGGTGCGATAGGGGCACTTACACTTATATCTTGAAAGGCAGTTGCGCCGATGTTCCCCACGGTGTCATAGGCAACCACCCAGAAGCGTTGAGCACCTACCCACGTTGCTTTTGCGCTATACGTGGTCGAATCGACACTGGCTAGTATTGTGGCACTAGCAAATGTGCTACCTTGGCGTACCTGGTAGTAAGCGGTGTCTAGGGAACCTTGAACCGCGCCCCAAGACAAGCGGTACTGTTCACCTAAGAAGGTATTGCTTAACGTTACAGCGGGTGGGGAAAGTACGGTGACGACTACGGAACCAGGGGAGCCTAGTGCTTCGTTGCTGTTAATACCCGTTACCCAGAAGGTTTGAGCACCGCTCCAGTTAATTTCTGTCTTATAGGTGGTGGCTTGAATCGTACCTAGGATTGAAGCGGTTGCGTAAGTGGGGCCTCTGCGAATTTCGTATCCGATTGTGGGCACCGTGCCTTCAACAGCGCTCCAGTCAAGGATAACGGTTTTTCCAGAAAAGGCTGTAGATATAGTGGGCGCTGGTACGGCTACGACTACAGCATCTACATAGGCGGATGCACCTACGGTGCCGATCAAGTCGATGGCGGCGACGTAGAAACGGCGAGTGCCGGTCCACGTGGCCTTTACGTCAAGCGTGGTGCCCTTGACCGTGCTAAGCAGGGTTGCTGTATCCCAAGTGCTTGATACATCACCAAATCGAACTTCGTAGTAGCCTGTATTTAGGCTGCCATTTGTGCGTGTCCATTTTATATTATACAATTCAAACGTAAAACTACCCGTGACAATAGGGGCGGCAGCTGCTGTCAGTGTGATAGAAGCACTGACAGCGGTGGTTGAGTAGATGCCGGAGGTGTCAAGTGCTTTTATCCACCATGTTGTGGTACCCATCGGCAGTAAGCCGAGCTTCTTGCTTGTTGCGCTGAATAGGCCCAACTTAGTGCCGACGTTCCAGGCGGGGCCTTGCCAGATTTCGTAACCCTGCAAGTCGAGGTCTGTTACGGGATTCCAGTTGAGCGTGATGCCGACGTCAGGATCGAGTACGGCAAAAAGGGCTGGTACATTACTCGGAGGAGCGGTTTTGCCTAGGGCAGTAATGGCGCCTGTTAGTGCCGTAGTGGATGGCTGACCGCCTGCGCTAAGGCTGTAGACGGCGATTTCAAAATATCCGGGTGTCGTGTCTAGGATCTCGTAGTCCTGCTGTTGACGATTGATGGTCGTCCAGTTAGCGGAATCCTTGCGGTACTTTACAAGATACTGCGACACGCCAGGGACGTTTTTCCACGATATGATAATCTTAGAGCTGATTTGATCCCTGTAGCGGTATAGCGCTTCTACAAGGCTAAGGTTTGTGGGGGCGTCGGGAATGTCATTTAGCGTGCTAGTATCGCGTTCTTCAAGCGGAGTGCCCCGTTCGATGTAGGCGTACTTGGATGCGTTATAAGATAGTGCGGTTATTTTGTACTGCGTTTGGTCTTGTTCTTGGACGCTGAGGACGCGCCAGGTGGTGGTCTGTAGCGTTGTGTTTTGGAATATCCAGGTACTGTTAGGATTAGGTGCGGAACTAAAGGCGGGCGAAACGGTAATAACGTTGCCTACTACGCTGACTACGTTGCGCGTTTCAACGGTCGATGTATTGCTGAGGATCGCGGATAGGGTTGGTGTATTTGTGGCGGTGATGCCGTCAGCGTTATCAACGGTAATTACCGTGGTCGTGGCGGATACAACGCGACCGCCGCGCCTGACGCCAGCACGAACGGGATCGCTGATCTCAATGACCTGACCCGGCCTGACGATAACTCCTGCATCCATTGAAGCCGTGAATGCCACGACCTCTGTTTCATATGCTGAGGAGTACAAAAGCCACTCGCCTATGCGCCGTGCCTGTCCCCTAGAAGTGCAAGCAAAAGCCTCAAGTTCTGTTTTGATTATTCCGTACTTAGCGATGCTAGTAATGTCTTCAGTTACCTCGTAAGCCTTATCGCGCAGGTCAAGATCCATGTACTGGACGACTGCCACATTTGGGCGCGTTTTCAGACTGGATCCGCTGTAGCTAAAACCTTCTTCGCCTACGTTTGCGTAAGTGAATAAGTAAGCGGTGTCAACTGGTTTGTCTTGGGAGACGGTTATCGTACCAGCGCTCCAGTACGGCATGGCTCGGAATACCGAGCACATGTCGTTGATGAGCTTGTAGGCGTCTTCTGCGCTCTGGATGTTTATATTACAGGAAAAACGCGGTTCGTATCCGCCGTACCCGTCGCTTACAAGCTCGGAACAATAAGCCGAAGCGGCGTAAAACGCCCACTTATCTAGCTGGGATGTATCTATGTGTCGGCCGAATCCATAACGCTTACTGCTAAGCAGGTCGTACAAGCACCAGGCGGGGTCGCTGCACCATTGGGCGGGGCCGAAAGCTCCGTACCACGTCCCTGAGTAAATAAGCCGCCCTGTAGTGGTATCTACTGTTGCATTGTCAGGTATCCTTACTTTGATGCCGCGAATGCGGTAGCTGCGTGAAGGAATTGAGGTGAACTGCTCGGCGTTTACGCGAATAGCTACAAGGGCACTGTTTGGGTAGGCTAGTCTTCCCCAGGTTATTTCGCTGTAGCTAGTCCATATAAAGGCGTTGGTTATTCTTGCGCTGGCTCCCCCTACGTCCTGTTCGGATGAGTCGTTAGTAATGCGGGTTACTCTAATGTCGAGCGGGAATGGTCCACCTGTTAGACCTTGAAGTAGGTAGTCTCGCTGGTAGGAGCTTCCCGTGCGTCCTCGTATGGTATCGTCAACGACTGTTGTGAAGCCGCCACCATTGCGCTGAACGGCAATTTGAAACCTGAATACAGACCCGACAATATCGCCTGTATCCGTGATGCGCTGAAGCTGCGGTACGGTAATCGTTACTCGTGCGCCATCAATAGCGGTGTTTGTTATAGTGCGTGTGATAGGTGTCGCTTGGACTACTGTTGTGCCTACAGCGATCTCGTTCGCTATTTCATCAAAGCCAGGGACGTAGCTTTGGTCTTGCCTGCCATTTCTTGTTACGACTGTTACACCTGTAAAGTTAAACGAATTATCGGGATTCTGTAAAGGCGTATTATTTACATAGATGGACTTGAGTCCGTCTTTAAGGCCCTCGATTTCTCCTTCACTGATTAAGTCAACAAGCCTTGCGTAGGACGTGGAAAATAGGCTGTTGGGGTCTTCAGTAGGGGTGCGTTGCTGGCTGCCGCCACCACCCTTACCGCCGCCGCCGCCGCCGCCGTAAATTACGTCGGTCACGCTGCCACCTGATCAATGTCGATGCCGGCGCTGACCACGACAGAGCCCACGATGGTCTCACCATAGACGACCGGCACTGGCGTCCCTTGGCGACTTGTGTTTTGGATTGAGCTAAATGAGTAGCTCTTGCGCGGGTCGTTGGGGGAGTCGGTGCCTAAGGAGAGGGTGGGGGTTGGGGTAAGGAGTTGTGCGACGCCGCCTAATACGAGGCTGGCGCCGACACCCGCAAGCACAGTGCTGACAGCAACCGGAGCCGCAAGACCTAATAGCCCGATAGTTGCGCCACCTGTAAAGAAAGCAGCTGCAATCAGAGCCACGCCCGCGATGATTCGACCTGTTGCGCCAGCACCAGCCACAACAGGAACAAATGTAATGACCTGCTTACCGGCGGGGTCGTGCAGCTCGTCTTCACCGAGGTCGTAGTCGCCGAGACTTACGCGGTAGTGCTGGTCCGCCATGTGACGTTCCAGGTCTGGCCAGTTGGCGAGCAGGAAGCGCACGGCCTCAGCGGCACTGCTTACGTCGGCCTCAAGCACGCGCTTGCCGACGAACTTGGCGAGGCGCCCGTAGAGCTTAACTTTGCGATACATGGCGAAGCCTCCTGCCTGTGCATTTTAGGAGCCATTCCCCGTAAAGGTCACGGCTGCTGAGCCGGCCCTGTATGTGATGCAGAATTAGCTGCTCCCCCAAGTAGACGCCGACGTGGTTGAGTCCTGTACTGTTTATTGCCATAAGTAGTGCGTCGCCTGGCCGCAGTTCATCACTTTCGCTTAGTGCTGTGAAGCCGGTCGTTTTCCAGCAGCGATCGAATAAGGGGTCTAGGCGGAAGTCTTCTGAGTGCAGGGGGCGCTTCCAGTCGCGCAGTTTTATGCCCTGTTCGGCGTAGTAGTCGCGTACCAGCGACCAGCAGTCGGTGACGCCCCATACCCACTGGCGCCCGATCAGGGGGGCCTTGTAGCCCTCGGGCTTGCATCCGTCCCAGGCGCCGGTTTTGGGGTTGACTATGTACCAGGGGAGGCCGGATGCTTCACACGCAACGCGATCGGCTTGCGATGGCTGGGGCGGTGTTGTTGGGTGGCTGTGGATTACAGCGAGGATTTCGCCCGCATCTTCGGCCGCGGCATAGTCATTTGGATCAATGGCGAAGAAATCGTCTGGGCTTGAGCTGAGGTTGTGGCATGGCCAATACTTTTCGCGTCCCTTGACTACTACGACGAGTCCGCAGGCTTCGCGTGGATCTTCAGCCTTGGCGTGTTCCAGTGCTGCAGCGCGAGTAGTCTCGTTCATCGTGCGGTAAGTTTAGGTGAAGTACGTGCCGATGCCTGGATAGCTTCCGAATGGAAGTTGTGCTGTAGCACCGAAACGAACCTTGCAGCTGCTTAAGCGCTTGCCGCATACGTCTTGGCCTAGGCTACCCACAGATTGATCGTTTTCGTTAAAGTAGCTGGTGCCCGTATAGCTGCATTCGGCTGAGCGGTAATCCCATTGGCAAATGTTGGAAACGCACTGGCGGCGCGGCGCTCGCACACCCGCTAAGTCGAATACAGCGGAAAGTTCGTACTCTACGACATCACGGGTTTCTGCTGATTTGCGATCTATTACATAGACTTCACGGGGGAACTCAGCGGTAATGTCTGGAGTGCCGTATGGGTTTTGGCTCCATGTGGTGCCGATTGGCTGGTAAGTCGTGGCGGTGGTGCCCAGTTCCAGTTGGGCGCCCCAGGCGTGGAACGTAAAGCCGGCAGCTGACGGTGCCCCCCCGTTGCGGCGGATGTTGAAGTCAAGGAATGTGCGTGTTGCTGTGTAGGTTATTGGAATAGATACGCGCACCCATTGGTTGAATAGGGTTTGGACAGCCGTCGTTGCTTGATCTGCGGAGTCCTGCGCGTCGTAAACAACACTCCAGTTTGTGACGCTGGTTTGCGCTGGCACGTAGATGTAAATGCTAATGTTATAAGTGGCTGCGGTCTGGGACTGGCTTGCCCGTAAGAATAAGCCTTGGGATGTTGTGGCGGTGGATACGAACTGTAAGGCAGTTAGATTGCCGTCCGGTGCGTAGATTGCTGAAGATGTAACCGTAAAAAAGCTGCCTAGTGCTGCGCCATAGGCCCAACTGCCAGTAAAATTATCGGTAGTGCTTAATAGGTTGCGTCGAGTCGAAAAGTTTACAGCGTCGATGTAGCGCACCAATGTGCGGATGCGTGTAACCTTAGCGCCTTCCAAGGGCGTTACTAGGATCAAAGCCGATATGGTGCCCAGGGCATTGCTTACACGAATCTTAGGGCGGGGTAGTTGGCCGGTGCCGCTATATTCAAACCCGTCGGCTTCAATTGGTAGGGCCTGGTAAGTATTGCCGGCCCAGACGACATTCCCGTTGGCGCCGGTTATGTCAGTGCCGGCGTGGTAACGGTAGATGGTGTTGCTGCCGTGGATAGTTGTATTCAACTGCAGCTCAAATAGTTCAATTACAGCGGAGGGTGATACCTTATGAATCTCGGCGTAGATATTTACGAACGAGTCGTATTCAGCGTACCCGGAGTTCCAGTAATCCGGTAAGGAGTAGTGTAGTGCTGTAGTCATGGGGTAGGCTCCGGCTTAGCTCAAGCGGTAGGTGACCCATGTGGTCGCTGCCGTTCTGCGGGAAAGGAAGCGCTGTGAGTTGTTGGCAGCAACAGTACCGGAGCCCACGACGGTGTGGCCGGCGCCGCCTTGGACTGTCACAGCGTTGGTTGCGCCGGTGTTGATGACGCTCCACTCAAAGGCCATGTTGTTGTAGAGGCCGCTGAAACCGCCATCCATCAGTGTGCCAGTGGGCAGTGTCATTGTGACAGCCGCAGCAGTGGATGAGGTGATGATCTTGGC